ATAAAATCGGGTCTAACCTGGCAAACGGCCTGGCTGGCTCAATCGATAATCTTCGCAAACAAATCCTCGATAATTTCCCGAAAATTGAGGAAACCATAACGCGTGGTGTTAAAGGCCTTCTCTGGCTCGCTGATATTTTTGGCAAGGTAGCTTACCGGGCCGTGCAGGCGGTGGGGGACATTATTAAGTGGTGGAACAGTCTTGATAATGAAAGTAAAAAGCTTATCGGGACCTTTGGGCTGATCATTGTTGCATGGAGGATGCTTAACAGCGCATTCCTGATGTCGCCCATCGGCCTGATCACCGGGTTGATAATCGGCCTTGGCCTGCTCTATGACGACTATCAGACGTGGAAAGAAGGCGGGAAAAGCCTTATCGACTGGTCTAAATGGGGTCCTGAGATTGAGCGGGCAAAAAAGGCATTCGGTGACATTAAAAAGTGGCTGCTTGAATTAAAAGATGCGGTTGGCGGCTGGCAAAATGTTCTTGAAGGATTGGCGATTTTCGTTGGTGCCAAATGGCTTGTAGCAATGATGGGGCCAATAAAAACGATCACCTCCGCGTTAATGTCTTTTCCTGCGTTATTCACGAAGGCGCTAACTCTATCGGGTATTTATGCAATCATCGCCTCTATCAACGAGGCTTACGAACGCATGATTGCATTGCGTGATGGTACAAACCCTGGCGGCATTGCGACCCAGTCACAAGAAATGGGGGAACGAGATAGCCTGGCCCGGCGAAATTGGGCGCTTAACAACCCGGGAGTGCCGTTCCCCGGCGTCCAGACGCTACCAGAAGTGGCTCGACCTCACCCTACTGCCAACGGCGCAGCAATGCTTGCCTGGTTGTCTCCCACGCTCAATAAGCTGGAAAACCTTTATCACCTCCCTGATGGTCTGCTGAAAAGCGTAGCCATCGCTGAATCAGGCGGCGACCAGAACGCCAGATCGAATGCCGGTGCGGAAGGACCTTTCCAACTGATGCCAGGGACGTCAAAAGATTTAGGCCTCAAGAATGGGGAAGCTTTTGACCCCGTCAAGTCTGCGAACGCCGCGGCTAAGTATCTCGCTCAGCTCTTAAAAGCGAATGGCGGCGATCTGCAAAAAACTATCGCGTCGTATAACTGGGGTGTCGGTAACGTCCAGAAGTACGGCATGGGGCTTATGCCACAGGAAACGCGCAATTATGTTCCGCGCGTTCTCAGTAATATGCCGGGCGGGGGCAAGGGGGCCTCAATTCAGCAAGAAACGACTATCAATATTAACGGTGTGAGTGACCCAATGCGCGCCGGTAAAGAGGTGGTAGATCGTCAGACGGGTGTTAATTCACGGCTTACTCAGCAAGTAGCGGCGGGAGCGAGATAATGGATATTTTATCGACGTTATTTCAACAATCCACGCGAAGCATTGGCCTGATCATTCCCAGCGTTGTGATCTCTGAAAAGCACCAGGATGCGCTGGAAATTACAGAGCACCCTGTCGAGATTGGCGCGCCAGTAGCTGACCATGCTTACAAGCGGCCATCAGAGGTCACAATGGAAGTCGGTTTTGCTGGTGGCGGCTCCTTGCTGGATTTGCTTGATACCTCTTCAGTCGGACTTTCCCTCGGCACCAGCCCGAAGGAAACCTATCAGAAGATATTGGATCTGCAGGCCACGCGCGTTCCCTTCAATGTCACAACCGGCAAGAAGCAGTACACCAGCATGCTTATCCGGGCGATTGATGTCACGACCGACAAGACCAGCGAGAACGTGCTGATGTGCGTTCTCACACTGCGGCAGGTGCTGATATCTCAAACCCAAAGTGTCTCTGTGACTGACAAATCTAATATGGCCAGCGGCGTGAGCACTTCCGCCGTGCAAGATAGCGGCGTTAAAAATCCCGTCCCTGACGACGACGCATCATTTCTAGAGAAACTAGCCTGGTGGTGGAGATTATGAATGTCGATGAAATACCGCTAACGCCGGATAACCAGCAATTCAGTATTACGCTCAACAGCACTTCTTACCGCATGAGGATTATCTGGAGAGATGATCCGGGCTGGGTGCTGGATTTGCAAGATAGCGCCGGTGTGAATTTGATAACAGAAATACCTCTGGTGACCAACGGTAATCTGTTGGCCCAGTATGCGTATATGGGTTTCGGATTCGGGCTGGTGGTGTTTTGTGACGATGCCACGCAGGAATACCCGAGCAAAACCGATCTCGGTACCGGAAGTCACTTATACGTAGTTCAAAGCTAAGGGGTGTTATGAGTCAGAACTGGATGCGTCATTTTGAACTATTGCTGACGGATGATAACGGCAAAGGCCTGATTTTTTCAGACTTCAAAGTTACGTTCGATATTGAGTGGTATAACATCAAGTTTTCGCGCGTCGCCGTGATAAAAATCTATAACCTGTCCCCGCATACCAATAACCGGATCCTTGGAAAAGAGTTCACTAAAATCAGGCTGATTGCGGGCTACGATGGAATAGCCACCGCCGTGGATGCCAGCCAGGTAGGCAAGGTGACCGCTGTTAGTGCTGGAGATGTAGGCCAAAAGAATGGCCAGAATTTCGGGCAGATTTACAGCGGAGATATCCGCTTTACCATCACCGGGCGTGATAATCCCACCGATACCTATGTTCTGATCCAGGCTATTGACGGGCATCAAGCGCTGCTGGGCGCTGTAGTCAATACCACACTGGCCGCTGGCTATACTGTGGCCGATCTGCATGCTGCAACGATGCAAAGTTTTGACCCATTCGGGGTAAAGAAAGGGATCACCGGGGATATGCCAGCCACGGTATTCCCACGGGGACGCGTTATTTTTCAGTCCGCACATAAGGTGATGGATAACATCTCGGAACAGTGTGGCGCAAACTGGCAGATTGTTGATGGCCAGGTGCAAATGGTGCCGGAAAATAAATATACCCAGGAGGCTATCGTTTTAAATAGCTTAACCGGGCTGGTGGGCATGCCACAGCAGACCATGGGCGCAGGGGTTAACGTCCGATGCTTGATTAACCCGAACATCCGGGTAAACGGCCTGATTAAGCTGGACCAGACCTCCGTCTACCGGGCCGCGCTATCCTCACATGATATCCAGATGTCTGGGGGCAGCATTAGCGAGACGAAGGATAACGGGAACCTGGTTGTTAACGGTATTGCCAGCATTCCCCCGGCAAGTATTGCGACGGATGGTGTGTATATTGTTCAGTCGATATCTTATACTGGAGATACAAGGGGTAAGGCGTGGTACATGGATATGATGTGTATGGCGCGTGGGTCGCGTGATCTACAGACATCGAGTGCATTGAGTCGAGGGCAATAGCCAAAAAATCATGAAAACATCGTTATTAGTAGCAGTTATTGCTTTGGGGTTTTCTTCACTAGCTTTCGCTGATGTTAAGTGCGGCGAGTTTACGCTTACATCAAGCAATGATGGATTCATGCATATCAATGGGGCCAGACCTGAAAGCCAGAAATTCACTTTTCTAGGCAATAAAGATGATTACGATAATGTTAAATATGAATGGATGGTAGCAACAAACCAACCAGGGAAATGGCTGGGGATGGAGTACATTAAACGTAGCGGGAGTAAAAGAATTCTTAACGTCCAAGTCGTCCAGGCAAACATGGATGCCCCGAAGGTTTTCGGAACCTATGACTGTGTGAAGGTGGGGTGATAAGCGTCGCTGAGTGATGATTTTTGGTTATAGATTTACGCAATTATTGATCCTTTATCCACGCAAGCCTATAGTTAGCACATTAGTGATCGCATCCAATGTATAGGCAGGCATCGTGGCATCTCCAAGACTGAAAGCTGACGAAAGATATCAAGAGCTTTCCAAAATCTATGTAAAAAATGGACTTATAGGCGAGTGGGAGTTCTATGCCATTGAAAGAGAGCTTAAAAACGATAAGTCTATTGCAGGGATCTCTGCGCTTTCTTTAGCTTATGCCACGTATAATCGATTGGACGATGCTGCTTCTTATATAGAGGCTTACCTGCCATATGGTGATGCTGCCATGGCAACATTGTATTTTAGCTTTTTATTTAGGGCTCAAAACAATACAAAAATAAATCAAGAAATTTATGAATTTGCCGATAAATTTCAGACTAAGTGGTTTACGATTAATGCGGCAGCGACAGCATATACTTTTGGAAAACTTTCTTTATGCGGTGAGTTTATGAATAAACACATAAAACTTCTATCTCCTGATGAAGGTCGTGAGAAGGCTATACAACATAGAGATGTCTTATTGAATGATATGCGATTGGCTTATGAAGCTTCAGGTTGCAGCAGCGAGCAATACCAGTTAATCGCAGAATTAGCACATAAAATATTGAGAGATTTCAAAGTATCATCGTCGAAACTTGATATAAGCGGTAAAAGCGGTGGTAGCTATGTAATGGAGGTTAAAACTGATTCTGCTAAAGAAATAGTTAGTATGAACAGAAGTTTAGCTGAGGCAATTTGCATGGAAGAACGATTAGACGGTTGTAATCTCATTGCTAGGTTCTCACCTGATCGCAACTTGAAGCCGGAGATTGCTTATGTCTATCGTTAGTCAGGATTTTCTTGTTTCCTCTAAATCCTGTCTAGACTTGGGCAGTGAGGTTGATTTTAGAAATGCAGTTTCCCGCGCTTACTATGCAATGTATCATGAGGCTAAAGGCTCTTTGACCTGTCAGCCAAACTATTCAGGTAGTCAGCATTCTAACCTGATCGGTTATTTAAAAAATAAGTCAGAAAACAAACTTGAACCTTACGACTCGTACCAAATGAAGTTACTTGGATATCGACTTGATCAGCAAAGGAAAGCAAGACATGAAGCTGACTATGATCTCGATTCGGTTGAAGTTAACCAATTAATTGCAGAGGTAGCGATTGGCACTGCAGAAGAGTTTTTTGAATCGTGGTCTTCCTTAAAGACAGCCAAAGCAGTTTAACTTAATTACGATAAGAACCTGTTCTGGTTGATTCTTGCATTTTTATTTTTAATTCATCGAACCTCGCTCCGGCGGGGTTTTTTTATGGAGTTTTTCCATGCCTGTATCAAACAGTGCGCAAACTGGGGACACCTCAGAGCTAAGCGAGACTTTATTAAAAAGTCATTCCGCTGGCCTGCGTGTGTGCATGCCCGGGATCATCCAGTCCTTTGACCCGGATACTGTCACCTGTGTCGTTCAGCCTGCGTTAAAAGGCGCGATTACGGATGCATCCGGCAATGTGGTATCTGCCAATTATCCCCTGCTGACTGATGTTCCCGTTGTATTCCCGCGTGGCGGCGGAGTCAGTTTAACTTTCCCGGTCAAAGCTGGCGATGAGTGCCTGGTTATTTTTGCGGATCGCTGTATCGACTTCTGGTGGCAGAGCGGCGGTATACAGGAGCCTGTTGATCTGCGTCAGCACGATTTATCTGATGCCTTTGCGATAGTTGGTCCCCAGTCGCAGGCGAATAAAATCAGCGGGATCAGCACCAACTCTGTGCAAATCCGCACTGATGACGGGGGGAGCTTTATCGAGTTGACCCAGGGCGGTGCGATAAATATCAATTCCTCCCTGGTGACGATAAACGGAAATGTGCAGGTAAATGGGAAAATTACCTCAAGCGGCGATCAGGTTGCCGCCGGTATTAGCCAGACCGGGCATAAACATGGTGGGGTTCAGTCCGGAGGTAGCACTACGGGGGGGCCTCAATGAGATACCGACGCGAAGATGCAGACGGTGATTATACATTTGGCCAGGGTGACAATACCTTTCTGATTAACTCGCCTGATGCTGTGGCGCAGGCAGTTAAAACCCGGTTTGAACTCTGGTACGGCCAATGGTTTCTTGATACTACAGCCGGGACACCGTGGATCCAGTCAGTGCTGGGCAAACAGAAGCCAGAAATTTATAACATGGCAATTCGCCAGCGGATTCTGGAGACCACTGGTGTTAACTCGATCACCGTATTCAATACCTCAGTAAACAGCACCACTCGCCGGGTTTCCTTCACCGCAACAATCGACACAATCTACGGAACAACGACAGTCACAAGCGAGGCATAAATGGCTTTGAACCTCGATACGCTGGGGCTATCGGCAACGATAACCGCCCAGGGGATCAGTGCGCCCGATTATCAGACGGTCCTGACAACAATCACCGGCTTCTTCCAGCAAATTTATGGCAGTGACGCTTACCTTGACCCTGATAGCAAAGATGGGCAAATGGTCGCGCTGGTGGCCCTGGCCATTAACGATGCCAATAACACAGCAATAGCCGTCTATAACTCATTCTCTCCGGCGACGGCGCGCGGAGCTGGGTTATCCAGCAATGTTAAAATAAACGGCATAACGCGGGATGGGGCCAATAATTCGACAGTTGACGTGCTGATCACTGGCACTATCGGACTTGAGATAACTAACGGCTCTGTTAAAGATACAAACAATATCATCTGGACGCTTCCAGCTTCGGTTGTGATTGGTACCTGTGGAACTGTACTTGTCACGGCGACATGCACCACCGCAGGCGCTGTTGCTGCGCTCGCTGGTACGGTTACTGGCATTAACACGCCGACTCGCGGCTGGATTTCGGTAACGAATCCAGCCAGCGCAACGGTGGGTAACGCTGTTCAGACTGATGCGGAGCTACGGATCAGGCAGTCACAAAGCACGGCCCTAGCCTCTGTTACCCCATTTGATGCCCTGGATGGCGCATTAGCCAATATCACAGGTGTTGTACGCCACAAACTCTATGAAAACGACACCGTCACGGTCGATGCTAATGGGCTGCCAGCACATTCAATTACCGCGATTGTTGACGGCGGCGATATCAATGATATTGCATCAACCCTCCGGCTTAAAAAGGGCCAGGGTGTTTCGACTAACGGCACCACAGCCGTAACAGTGACGGACTCGAAAGGTAATCCGCACGATATCAACTTTTCGCGGCCCGTTGTTGTACCGATTTATGCGGTGATCACGCTAAAGGCATTTACCGGCTACACAACGCAGATAGGCGCAAACATTGCCCAGGCGGTTGCCGACTATATCAACAGTCTGGCGATCGGAGATTCCGTGTTGCTTAGCCGCGTATATTCACCGGCCAATCTTGGCGTAGTAAGTGGCAGGAATAGCAAATTTTACGACATCCTGACATTAAGCATTGGCACGTCTGCTGGGTCGGTTGCCGCGGCGAACGTCAATCTCATCTACAGCCAGGCGGCATCTTGTAGCGTCGCTAATATTTCGATAGTGGCCACCTCATGAGTAAATACACTGAATTAATCACCAACTACCACGCCGGTAAGCCTAAGTTTGTCTCTCACATCGATTTATCTACTCGTCCGCTGACTGATATATCAAACGCAATGCTCGGCATGATCTCCGCATTTGATATCGATAATGCCGTCGGCGTTCAGTTGGATATTCTCGGCCAGTGGATTGGCAGAACGCGCATTGTTAGCCAGCCAATTTCAGGGATTTATTTCTCATTCGATACGCCCGGGATCGGGTTTGACCAAGGTGTTTGGCAAGGGCCATATGATCCCGACGCGGGTTTCACGAACTTAAGCGACGATGTTTATCGAATTGTCCTCAAAGCGAAAATTGCCATAAATCGTTGGGATGGCACCAACGAAACTTTGCCTGACATTCTTGATACGGCGCTCGCCGGGTCCGGGCTGTCGATGCAGATCATCGATAACCAGGACATGACCATTTCAATTCTTGTTTTTGCTGCTGGTGGCCTGAGTTCTGTTTCGCTCGAACTGCTGGCCGCTATTCGTCAGGGCTACCTAACAGTCAAAGCTGCCGGAGTGTATGCCGGCCAAATATTAACGCCATCAGTCGGAACGCAGTTTTTCGGCTTTGATATTGAAAATGAATATATCGCCGGGTTTGACACCGGTGCATGGGGAGTAAATTTATAATGGCAGTGAATAATTTTAAACCGTTCGGGATCGGCGCTTCTGCAAATGTTACGACACAAGCGGCCTATGAGGCACTTGCAGCGCTTAGTACAGGGTTTCAGGCGGGTACTGCAAGTTCTGCGCAGGTTAACAAGGCACTGCGTCAAGGGTCTGTGATGGCCAGCGTACTGGCGCAGTTTATTGCTAATAGCAGCGGCGCGGACGTGCTTGATAACGGCGACATGGCCACGCCGTTGGCAAACCTGCTTTTGGGTCTTAAGGCGAATACTGCAGGCAGTTTTTTGCAGACGGCAAATAACTTCGTTGAAATTAAAAACGCAGGTGCTACAGCTGTGTCCGCCGCTCTCGCAAACCTTGGTTTGGGCGATTCAAATGGTTACGTTGGCAGAATGCTCGGCGCACCAAAAATTATTACGAGCAGTGGTTCATATACGCCTACGGTGGGTACTAAATATATCTTGGTAGAAGTGCAAGGCGCGGGCGGCGGCGGCGGCGGTTCGGCGGCTACAGACTCTGCATCTCGCAGCGTAGGTGGTGGCGGTGCCTCTGGTTGCTTTGTCTCAAGTTTTATTGCTATCAGCACTCTGACTCTGCCCGTTGCTATGATAATTGGTGCCGGTGGCGCTGCAGGAGCAGCAGGCGGATCCTCTGGCGGCTCAGGCGGAACTGGCGGCACAACTTCCTTTGGGTCAATTATCACTGCACTTGGAGGTTTTGGCGGGGGCGGTGGCGCATTACAAACAGCTACAAGTTTCACATTGAATGGTGGCGGCCAATATAATGCTTCAGCTGGGGGGAACCTTATTAACGGTCATGGGGCGTCAGGAACTCAGGGATTTGTTGCTAATATTATGGTGTCGGGAGGTGGTGGTAGTTCATATTTTAGTGGTGGTGGAACTCCGGTATCCCAAATAACAAGCAAAGCTGGCGATCCGGGTCAATATGGTAGCGGCGGTAGTGGTGGTATTTCTGCTATATCATCATCGACTGGTTCAGCTGGCGGTGTAGGTGGTACTGGCATTATTCGTATTTCGGAGTTTGCATAATGAGTAATTACGCAATAGTTGAAAATGGTGTTGTCATAAATATAATTGAATGGGATGGAGCCGAGGAATTCGAATCGCCGTCAGGACAGGATGTTGTTATAATCCCAGATGATGTAATCGCTGGGATTGGTTATACTTATTCAGTCGGTGACTTTATAGCACCGGCGGAAATTGTTCAATCTAAAACTGAACTTATTGCTATTGCTAATCAAAATAAATCAGTTTTATTACAACAAGTAAATAACGTGACAGCTATTTGGCAAACTCAGCTTGCACTCGGCATTATCACTGACACAGATAAGTCTACGCTAACAACTTGGATGAAATATGCTCAAGTAGTTAGCGCTATTGATACAAGTACAGCACCAAATATCGCGTGGCCTAACTCACCGGTAGAATAAACTACATATTTTCTATTTTGCTTACCTCAAATCTCCTGCCAAATTTTTTGAAAGGCAATTCAATTAACCTATGCGTAACGAAAGCAAAGGCAATTGCTGCGCATGTTGATGATATTAGTTTTAAAAAACTCCCCATTTCAGACCAAAGATATGGGGGGTGCTCAACAATCAAGTACATGATAAAGAAATGGGTTATGTAAATTGAAAAGGATATGTCACCAAAGAAAAACAAAACCCTATAATTAGATATATTAAAATTCTTTTCTAATAAAATTACTGATATAAATAAAGGTAATGCAATTAGATAAAAAGAAGTTAATCCAGACCCATAGACCAAAGTAGAAAGATATAGGAGTACGGAGGAAATAAACAACGTTGCTATTATTACTGATATGGCATACTTATTGGTAGATGGGGAACAGTTTTTATATAATACATATATCCACATCCCGGCTATAAATTCTAAATGTAAAGTGTTGCTAAAGAATTTAATCATATGATCAAGGTAGGAGCTATCTCCAATTGACGCAACATATGAAGAATCAAGAGATATACCTCCTGTGAAAGCGACCTGCAAAACAAAAACCTGCAGAATCAAAATAACAGTAGCAATTTCAATCCTTCGCTTGTAATCAATTAATATGGATATCCCAAATATGAAGTAAAACCAAAATTCATAAGAAAGAGTCCACGCAGGCCCTATGAAATTAAAATCAAAAGCAGGCGCTGGCTTGTTGTAATCTTGAAGAATTAGTAGGCCTGATTTAATCATGCTCCATATAGGGTGAACATTATACCTAATAAGGAAAATCGATGAAATGATAAGGATGAATAGGAATGATGGGTAAATCCTGAAGAACCTTTTTATATAAAAATTAACAATATTAGTTCGTTTTATATCTGTTACAAATGAGATTATAAATCCGCTAATAAGAAAAAACAAATCGACACCAAAACCGCCATTCAAAAATAATGTATTATAAGGTTCAGTTTTACCTATATACATAAAAGAAAAATGAAACATAACGACAAGTAATGCCGCTAGGCCTCTCATGTAATGTATGGATTTAATCATCTATATTTCACCGATATTTGTAATATTTAGCCTGCCGCAGGCCTGATGCATAAAACTTTGGTATGAAGTCTATCAGTCACCGCAGGAACGGCAAGCAATAGTTCCTTGTAGATCAGCCGACTAAGTGTTTTCCATTCCCAAGCCCTTCACAGCACGAAATTTTCATGATTATACTGTATGCATGAACAGTTATTTTATGGGTGCGATATGGGCGGTAACAGTCTGGGGTTTGAAGTGGTGTATCGGGGCGAGGCTCGAGACTGGATAATGCCGGGCCGATACGTGTTCTTCCAGCGCTCTCTGGAGCATGGCGGCGGCTTTTGGTTAGGTCAGGTTTACGATGATTGCTTTGTGTTTGCTCTGGAGCGTCCCGTTGCGTTGCGTGAGGGAATAGAGTTCCTGATGGCCACGAAGGATTTCACTTCTGCTGCAGAACACTATTCATATGAAACCGATTTCTTGAGCCGCCAGATAGGCTGCGAGCACCGTGACTATTAAAAGCAAGATCCATAGCTTAAAATTGTTCAAAATCTCTCCATAGCACTGCGCAAACGCCCATTTTGGCCGCTAGAGTTTTAGATCGTTTTTATCCATACAAATACTATGGATTTATCGGATGAATTATAAGGTGACTGTTAACAAGGCTACTACGATCAATGAGGTATCGGCGTGGGCTTTACACCATTTTTACACTGGTTTTACCCCAGTCTAATCTCGGACATAAAAAAATAACCACAATATGTCGGTTTTTAAGTGAATGTTTGGTCGGCATAAGAGAATTCGAACCTTCGCCCTTCATGACGTCCGATGCTGTGGCCAGGGCCAAGGCATCCGCTATCGAAATTTTCCCGACGATTTCCTAAAACAGTGGCAACTAAATGATTCAAAAGGACTTATAAAGACGGTATTTTTGAGTGATTTTTGAGCTTTATGGTTTTTAGTTTATTGTTTTTTAAGGAAAAATGAAGTTTTTTGCGGATAAAGGAATCGTATTCGGTCTTTTTTTTATAGGGTTTTTAAAACAACGAGTTACAGTAAAATCAACGACTTATTCCCACCCAGTTGCACTCAATTCTACCCTGTAGGATCTTCTGTCGCCATTTTGTCGCCACTTCTCAGAGGTGGTACTACTCATTATTTGAGGCTTAATACTTCTTTAGATTAAGTCACTGAGGAAGATGCAATGGGGCCAGATAGGCCCCATACTGTTATTACTTTTTCACTGGCGGTTTGACTGGTGTGGAGGGAGTTGATGTTTTTAATGGTTGATATCCGCCTTGTGCTATCTGTGGCTGATGTACCATTTCACCAAGCGTACCTGGTTTATACCCCTTCTGAACCGGGGAGTACCCATCATGTGCTATTACTGATGAACTATTCAAAGGGGTTATATTTTGAGGCAATGTAGGCTTTGTCATTTTTTATCTCTCTATAAGGTTGAATTCTAAATGGGATATCTCATCTTTAAGCACTAAGATACCTACAGTATTCGTCACTTTTCTAACAAAATTTCCATCTTTATCTAACAGCCAATGCTCTTCAAGATAGATTTCTTGTGGGTACGGTGAGTGTGACGTAAAGGAATTTTCGCCATAAAGCCCGCCAATTTTACTTTCGTTCTTTAAAGTTATTGTGACCCAGTAGGATTCTCTTTTTCCGAATACATAATCCCATGGTAAAGCTGTAGGATGAGGTGCACTGCGTTGTGCCCATTCACATTTTCGGATTTTTTGCCATATCAGTACTAAGGCTATTGGCATAACAAGAAGGATTAATATTACATAAATGTATATATCGAAGACACTAAAAGACTTAATAAGATAGTTTTGGATGTAATATATAGGGAAGCCAAGTATTGCGTAATTGATACAACTGTATGCAATAGCGTCAATGACAAGGTCTTTCGCATCTTTTGCTGAAGAAGGATATAGAAGCTGATAGGCCTTTATACTGATAAAACCAGGTATTATGAACAGAATAAAGAGATACATCTTATTGACTACTAAAAATTCCATTTTGAAATCTCTGCGTGTATTTTACCCAAAATATACCATTAAAAACAGACTATCATCTGTTATACGCCGGTCAATAATGAGTTGTAAAATAATTTAATTATTTAATTTATCTTTTAAATTTTTGATCATCTAACCGGGAACGCGGATTAGTGGTTAAGGCATCTTCCAAATGGTCCGGCGCGAAGTGTGCGTAACGCATGGTGACCATGATATCTGAGTGACCGAAAATGCGCTGTAACACGATGATATTGCCACCGGCCATCATAAAGTAACTGGCAAATGTATGGCGTAGAACGTGGGTCATTTGTCCTTCTGGCAATTCAATGTCAACGCCACGATCTTTGACCGTTATTTGCCATTTTCATGCCCGCTAGATGCTTTCTTTACTGATGCTGTCCGCTTTCCGCCATTTCATCGTCACTGATTGGCATTGCGTTTTTGGCCAGCACTCCAGCTTTGCGTTCCTCCTTTAACCGGTAGCTTTCTCCTTTGATATTCAGTGTGGTTGAGTGATCCTACCCACGTAATGTGGACACAGCCCTAAGCGAGGTTTTCGTTTTCAAATTGTTCCGGGCTGAGACCGCCACAGGCACTGTGGCGACGCCACCGATTGTAATCACACTCGATATAATTAAA